TATCTGGAGCCTGATGCGTACAGCTTTTAAAGATAACGATTTGCAGGTCTACGGGATGCGCGTTGTCGAGCCGCATCATGACGGAACGCCGCACTGGCACATGATGCTTTTTTGCAAACCTGAGCAACGCAAACACATCACTGAAATCATGCGCCGTTATGCCTTAAAAGAGGATGGTGATGAAAAGGGCGCTGCAGCACAGCGCTTTGAGGCGAAGCACCTCAATCAGGGTGGCGCAGCCGGTTATATCGCAAAATACATTGCGAAGAATATCGATGGTTACGCGCTTGATGGTCAGGTCGATCACGACACCGGAAAGCCTCTCACTGATACGGCCGCTGCTGTAACCGCATGGGCGTCTACGTGGCGTATCCCGCAATTCAAATCTATTGGCCTGCCAACGATGGGCGCATATCGCGAGCTGCGCAAACTGCCTCGCGGCGTAAGCATTGCTGATGAATTCGATGAGCGTGTCGAGGCGGCGAGGGCTGCAGCTGATGAAGGTGAATTTGACCTGTATATCGCAGCGCAGGGTGGGGCGAATGTTCCACGTGATAGCCAGACCGTCCGTGTGGCTCGTAACGTGACTGACGAGGTCAACGCCTATGAAGAGGATATAGAGAGAGTCGTGGGCATCTACGCCCCGCACTTGGGCTCTGAGCTTGTACACGTTACGCGAACAGCCGAATGGCGCATCGTGCCAAAGCTGTTGGCCGTTGAGCCTTTGACTTTAAAAAGCGGCATTGCCGCGCCTCGGAGCCCTGTCAATAACTGTGGAAAGCTCACAACCGGTGGCGATCCAGTTATGGCACCTACACCGTCTGAGCTTGCTGCAGTGGGGATAAATCACATTGATGGCAGGGTTGCCGCATGGGATGACCCCGAGGTTATGACGGTGCTAAGAAGAGTATTAAAATGTGATGCTGAGATGCAGAATCGAGAATAAAGAGAGATAGAGAACCGCTAAAACCGCAGGCAATTGCACCGTCAGTCAGGCAGACAAAATATGAAAGCATGCTAATAACTCGCATTCGCGTTGATCTTGCACAACATGGCATCAAGCCAAAACGATGGGAACTTGAGGCATTTTCTCGAGGCACAGTTGTGGTATATGAAGAGCTAAAATTAGACTATCCGGTAAATGATTGTTAACTTGAATTTTCAGTCCATGATTAGATTTATCCCGACAAAAATTTGCTTTTTGTCGGGATATGAGGATGTTATCTTAAATCCATTTTATGAAATCTTCCATCTCATGATAGTTTTTGATCGTGTTTCTAACATCAAGACTATCATTACTTAAGCACTCTAAAAGGCTATCCCACTCAGTTTGTTTTTTGCCAAATCCATATACTTGCTCGATGTCACCTAACCTCCAAATGTAAACTCCATCATTTTTTAATTTCTGATGCATGTTGTGGATATGTTGGAGGATATCATTGTGATTGCATAGTTTGATAAAGTCTTTGCTTGAGCTTCCCTTAAGTGAGTCAATTGACGTTATAGGAGTATTTAGTGATAAAGAACCATTTTTTATTGACTGATCAATGGCAGTAAGCAAATCAACACACTCGGATTTAAGGGACTCTGTGTGTGTGGTCGTCAAGAGAATAGACAGAAAATCACAATCAGCCAGGATTCTTGTTTTGATACCAATTGAATTGATAACATTTGCCATTTTTAACAGACTTCCTTTACCATCAACTGCAACAATGCATGTTTTAGTTGGGTTTAGTTCGCTACCTTTGATTTTTTTGTATAATGCATACAAAACATTGGTTTCAGTTTTTCCTTCAACCAATAACACTTCCTCCGAAAATAAGAAATATGATGAGTTAGATAGACTGAACGCTGAGTGTAATTGTGGTGAAGACTCTTTGTATAGTTCTTCAATTTTTTCAGAGATGGTTTTTCTCGCAATTGTACCATTAGAGTCTTTATATACTTGGATGGCATTTGATGCATGCTTTGCAGAAAGCATACTTGCGGAATGTGTTGATATGATAACTTGATAGCCATTTTCGCTTAATGTAATGAGCGATTCTCTGACTGAGTTGATAGCTGACGGATGTAAGTATAATTCTGGCTCATCAATAAATATTAATGTGTTTGACTTTTTAGTGTCCTCGCTATTTTTTTTAATCTCTGCCAAATATTGAATCAGGGCCATTTGAATGGACCGCTGGGTTCCATGTCCGAAACGGCTTATATCACGCATCACAGAACTATCTTCACGTGATTCGAATACTTTCAAAGTGCCAGATTTGAATATGTCATCAAGAGTTGGAGTGGGGAAATGAATTTTTACACTTACATCAGGGAAGAACTGATTTACCTTTTCATTAACTCCTGTATCAATCTTGTTTAATCCATCTAAGCGACTTTCTCCATCGTGGGAGAGATACTTACCAATTTCAGAAATGTTTTGAGAGAATTTCGTCTCATGCTCTTTCTTTATTTCTGAAACTATCGCTAATAATATTTTTCCTATGGTGGTTGAGGTTTTGTATTTTGTTGCATCTTCAACAGCATCAGACATTGCTGGTATGTGTATTGGCTCAGGGAATATATTGGATATGGCACCATCAATTCCTCCGGGGTTTTTTTTCCAGTTTGTGCCATCATATACATTAAGTGTTTTTTTAATTTTGCCTTTGTCTGCATCTAATTCTTGCGTTCTTGAAAATGTTAAAGTTTCATGGATAATAAAGGGGGCAATCTTCTCTTGATTTTCTTCAGATAGTAGAGTCAATGTATCTTCTGTTATACCCTCAATGGTCCCCGTAACTGATACAGGTTGTTGAGGGTCGTACATATCATCCTCAGAAATGGTAGAGCCATCCAAGAGCCACTTAATTGCTAGGATAATATTTGATTTGCCTGCGTTATTATATCCAACAAGTGCGGTAAAAGGTCTTAGGATAGCTGTTGTTGATTTGCAGGATCTAAAATTGTTGATTGATACTGATTTAAGGCGAACAGTCATTTTTATTTCCTTTTGTATTATATCCAGAGTGAAAATGGTGTGGCAGTGAGTTTTCTTTTTTATGTGTTTTACAAGTTTGAAGGTTTGCATGCAAGGGTGCATGAATTTGCATCAAAGAAAAGTGTGATCTGATCTCAACATTTCCCATTATCGATATGCTTTTGGCGATACATGCAACTGCATTAAATGCCACCCTCTAAGCGTGCAGGCGTGGCGGGGAAAGCATTGCGCGCCAGCGTCGGTGACAGCATTTAATTTTATGCGCCTGTGGGCGTCGTTGCGGCGATGCCGCTTCGCTGTCTGCGCTGATGCTATGGCGGTGTTTGCGTGGCGTTTGGGGCGTCTGAGGTGGTCTGTGATGATGCCGCCCGGAGGCGGCATTTTTGGCGGGGTTTATTCTGAATCGAGGCTATAATCTTTAAAGCGGATCACCTCCATCCCGAGCCAGTCATTAATTTCTTTAAATCGCTCCTGTAGCGGCGTCAGCTCGTTACGCACAAACACCCGCGCCACCTTCTCGACATCCCCTAATGAGCCGATATTCTCGGGCTTGCCGCCCATCAGTTGGAAAGGCACGCGATGCGCATCGAGCAGGTCAGCGGCGCTCACCTTTTTGATATTGAAAAAATCATCCTTCGTGGCGACTTCACTCATTGGCACGATCTTAATGCCGTCCGGTTTTCCGTTGGGTGCGTAGAAAAACAGATTCTTAAAATTCCCGAGTCCTTTTGAATTACGCATCGCATCACGCAGCGACTCAACGTCGGTGCTGCTTTGCGCTGCGTCGGTGACGTACATGATGTAACCCGCATGCGCGCCGTTCTGGTAATACTTGCGACGAAACAGTGTGGCGGACTCATTCAGCCAGGCGGAATTAAGTGCGCTCAGGTATTCCGGCATACCGTAAAGCTCCTGATTGATATCAGGCTCAAGTAGGTGAAACACCGAGCCGGGCGCAAATTCGTGCGGGTGCGTGAAACTCGATACGTACCAGTAAACGTCATCCTCGACACCACGGCGGGTGTATTTGGCCGGTGAGGTTTCCAGTTTCAGGAGCTGGCCGGTGATGCTCATGCGCTTTTCAAGGTAGCCGTTGGCAAAGACCAGATAATCGAGCACAAGGCGGCTAAAATCCTGACGCGACAATAACGGGTGTGGGATGTAGGTGCTCGCCAGAATGTTACGTTTGACGTAAATCGGTGAGCTGTGATGTACGGCGGCGCGCAGGCTTTTCGCCAGCCCCGAGAAGTTGACCGGCGGCTCGTACCACTTACCGTTATGAATACACTCGACATAATCAAGAATGTCACGGCGATCCAGAACAGGGGAGGGCTCACCAAAGGTGAAAGCCTCCATTTTTTGCGGTGCGCTGGCGTTCAGGGTGGCTGTCTGTTTTGGCTGTTTTTTCTGTCGCTTTTTCATCTTAGTAAATTTCCAGAATTGAATTAGAGTGCATCCCGCTCCCGGCGGAAAGCGGTTCGTTTAACAGTGCGTGCATGGTCGCCCACGCGATATCCGCGTGGCTGGCTTCCTCGCTGCGACTCGCTTCATAGGTCGAGCTGCGCCCGCTGCTGGTCATGGTTTTTCGAATGGCCATAAACGACTGCGTGATGTCGGTTGCACCGGCGTCGTATTCCAGACATCCGCGTCGAATGGTGTCTTTGGCTTTCAGCACCATCGCGGTTTTCATTTCTGGCGTGTAGCGGATGGCGCGCGCCGCCGGGAAGAACGAGCGCACAAGCTGGTAAACACCCTGGCCGATGCCGGTCGCATCGATGCCGATATAGTCGACGGAGTATTTTTCGGTGAGCGACCTGATGGCCTCCGCCTGTGCCGCAAAATCCATCCCTTTCCACTGGTGACGCTCAAGGATGCGGAACTTGCCACCGGCAACCAGTGGCGGAGCCAGTACCGCACAGCCTGCGCTGTCGCCGGTGTGTGACGGGTCATAGCCAATCCAGACCGGACGCCAGTTAAACGGACGGTCGGCAAATTGTTCGAAGTCCTCCCATTCTTCC